GAAGGCATGGATACACATACAATAAAAGTAATTGCTGATCACGGTGTTAAGGGTAGAGAGGATGAGGTACTTGCTCTAATTAAAATACCATACAGAATACATCATAGTGATGTTGAAGAAGGAGCATATAATCGTAAAATATTTAAACTTTATAGTGATATAAAAGTTTTGTACGACGAGCATTCAGAAGGTGTAGTAAAAGCTACATTGACTGTTGAGCATGAGGATCTTAATATATGAAACAAATAATACTTAACAATAAAGATGCAACACCATCTGAAGAAGGCCCGATAGATGAAATGGTACTTGACTTCTTAATTGAACGAGGAATAGTCCCATCTAGTTTTAGATGGAAATTAGTTATTGAATATCAGGAAAATATTAAATGAGTAATCATTACACAGAAGAATTAAAGGAGAAGCTATATGAAAAAGCCTTGGACATGGGGATGTCTGAGGCTGAAGCTTTAGCTTATGTAAAGAAAACTATTGAGGACATGGAATGAAATTAGTATTCGATATAGAAACTGATGGACTAGACGCATCTAAGATTTGGTGTATTGTAGCTAAAGACTTGGAGACAAATAAGATACACACATTTAATCCTGATCAAATTAAAGAAGGGTTAGATTTGTTGGCTAAAGCAGAACTGTTAGTTGGACATAACATTCTTGGATTTGATATTCCAATAATAGAAAAACTTACAGGATTATCTTTTAAAGATAAAAAAGTAATTGATACACTAGTATTGTCACGTTTAGCTAAACCAGAAAGAGGAGGCCATGGTTTAAAAGCTTGGGGATTTAATTTAGGATTTAATAAAGGATCTATGGAGGAACATGGATTCACTCAATACTCAGAAGAAATGATGGAGTATTGTATTAATGATGTTGAATTAAATTCAAAAGTATTTAATACAGTTATAAAAGAACTTGATGGATTTGATCCTAAATCTATAGGTCTTGAACATGGTGTAGCTGTTATACTCAAAGAACAAGAGAAACATGGTTTTCTTTTTGATGAGAAAAGAGGTACAGTATTGTTGGCTGAGTTGAATGAACGTAAACGTGAAATAGAAGAAACAGTTCAAAAAGTTTTTAAACCTAAGTTAGTTAAATTAAAAACAGTACAACCCAAGTGGAAAAAGAATGGCTGTTTATCTAAGCAAGGTTTAACTGATGAAGAGTTTCTTAAAATAATAAGTAAACCAAAACATGCACAGCTATTGCCATTTGATAGATGCAAACTACAAGAGTTTAATTTAGGATCACGCAAACAAATAGGTGAGTATCTAAAAGACTTTGGATGGAAACCTAAGAAGTTCACTCCAACAGGTCAGCCGATTGTAGATGAATCAACATTAAATAAAGTAAAAGATATACCAGAAGCTCAGTTAATTTCTAAGTTTTTAACGCTTCAAAAAAGAATAGCTCAAGTAGATTCTTGGTTCAAGCATTTAGCAGATGATCAGAGAGTACATGGTTTTGTAATACCTAATGGTGCAATTACAGGAAGGATGAGCCATGCTAAACCAAACTTAGCACAGATACCAGCATCATACAGTCCTTATGGAAAAGATTGCAGATCTTGTTGGATAGTTCCTAATGGATATAAACTTGTAGGTATTGATGCATCTGGGTTAGAATTAAGAATGTTAGCACACTACATGAATGACGAGGGGTTTAAGAATGAAATACTCAATGGAGATATCCACACAGCAAATCAAAAACTTGCAGGTCTTGAATCAAGAGATCAGGCAAAGACTTTCATCTATGCCCTCATCTACGGTGGAAGTGACCTCAGACTTGGACAAGTGGTTGGAGGAAATAGAAACGATGGTAAAAGATTACGAAGATCTTTTCTTAATAATCTCCCATCATTTGCAACTCTTAAAGATAGAGTTGAAAGAGCAACGGCAAAGGGATACCTTAAAGGATTAGATGGACGCAAGGTATTTATAAGATCAGAACATGCAGCATTAAATACTTTATTACAAAGTGCAGGTGCTATAGTAATGAAGCAAGCTCTTGTGAATCTAAATAATAAAATAAAAGAAAGTAATCTTGATGCACACTTTGTAGCAAATGTTCATGATGAATGGCAAATAGAAGCAGCGGGTCATGAAGCATACAAGGTTGGAGAGCATGGAGTAGAATCTATAAAACAAGTAGAACATGATTTTAATTTACGATGTCCTTTGGACGGTGAATATAAAATAGGAAACAACTGGTCGGAAACTCACTAAGGAGATATTTATGAAAGTAGAACATGGCTCATCAAGACTCGGAGATATTGCAGAACATTATGCTATTACATATTTGTGGGATAAAGGTTATAATGTATTCAAGAACTCAGGATGCACAGGCCCTGTAGATTTAATAGCTATAGATAAAAAAGGTAAACCACTTTATATAGATGTTAAAACTGTAAGGAAAGAAAGAACCCATTGGAGCGGAAGTAAACGTACTGATGAACAAAAGAAAATGAAAGTTCAACTATTACAATTTAATCCTGCTGATAGAAGTTTACATTTTGTGAAACATATTAAATGAAAAAATTAGAAAACTTAGTATCCGATATTTATTCTGTGTTATCTCCTTTAACAGAGGGAGAGGCTTTAGATATATCTGATAAAGACATTAATGACTTTGGAGAAGCTATCAAAGATGTAGTTCGTCATTGGGCTACTCCAAAGGCAAGAGATAGTAATACATTAAGAATGTCTAATATTGGAAAACCTAGTAGACAGTTATGGTATGATCTTAAATACAAAAGAGAAGAAAGTTCTTTTGAAGATTCACATCTGCCTATTAAGTTTCTGTATGGACATTTACTTGAAGAAGTTTTATTATTTCTTGTTAAAATGTCTGGACATAAAGTTGAAGATGAACAGAAAGAAGTAGAGGTTAAAGGTGTCAAAGGACATATTGATTGTAAGATTGATGGAGAAGTAATAGATATTAAAACTGCATCAGGTTTTGCATTTAATAAGTTTAGAAATGGTACTTTAAGAGAGGATGACCCTTTTGGATATATGGCTCAGTTAGCTGGTTATGAAGAAGCAGAAGGTACTACTAATGGTGGATTCTTAGTAATTAATAAAGAATCTGGAGAGCTTACACTTTATCAACCAGAAGAGTTAGATAAACCATACGCTCCTAAAATTATCGAAGATATAAAAGAATCTTTAAATAACAATGAACCACCAGAGGTTTGCTATGAGCCTATTCCAGAAGGAAAGTCTGGTAACATGAAGCTTCCAAAGAATTGTGTATACTGCAATCATAAGTTTAAATGTTATCCAGATCTTAGAGTGTTTAAATATTCTAAAGGATTAGTTTACTTTACAGAAATTGTAAATGAACCTAAAGTTGAAGAGGTATTAGATGTATCCTAAAAGTAAAAAACAAAAACTAAATCACAAAGTTTACACATTGCTGATGGAGTGGTTGGCTTCTTTGTTGCCAGAGAATTCTAATTTAACAGAAGAACAAATAATTGATATGTTACCCAAAGAAAAATATTTTAATTCTATGGGTCAAAGATATCTTAATGCATACACACATAAATGGGTGAGGCAAAGACTTAAAAAACAAATGAGGATTAAACCATTAGATGAAATAACTATGTCTGATTTAGAAAATGCGTAGAGTACCACGTAAGAAAAGACCTGTTGAAAAAGGAGTTCCAAAAGGTTATGATTCTAAATGGGAGTCAGAACTACACAATACAGTATTAAAAGGATGGAAACTACATACATCTAAATTAAATTATGTAGTTGAACATTCTTATACTCCAGATTTTATTAAAGTAATAAACAATAAAACTATTTTAATAGAAGCTAAAGGAAGATTTTGGGATCATGCAGAATATAGTAAATATGTTTGGATTAAAAAATCTTTACCAAAAAATACAGAACTTATATTTTTATTTGCGTCACCTGATGCTGCAATGCCCGGAGCAAAGAAGCGTAAGGATGGTACAAAGTTTTCTCATGCTGAATGGGCTGAGAAAAATAAGTTTAGATGGTTTTCAGAAAAATCATTTAAAGAAACATTTACAAACTAAAGGAAAACAAATGGCTAAAGCTAGTATAGATGATGTGTCACCACAAGAATGGGATGCTTACAATCGTAAAAGGATTAATTCTATGAAAGATCCCGATAACTATAATAGAAATGGGAAAACAGATCAAGAAAGTATCAACGCTTTAGATACTAAAATGGAAACAGATATATTTGAACCTGACAAAAAGTACAATCATGAAACTGATTACATTTCTAATGTTGCTAAACAATTAAATGATAATGTTAATAGTCCTAGTCATTATAATTCTGGAGCAGTTGAATGTATTGAGGCTATAGAAGCAATGCTATCTCCTGAAGAATTTATTGGCTATTTACGTGGCAATAGTTTAAAGTATAGGTGGAGGTTTCGATACAAAGGTAAACCTATAGAGGATCTTAATAAAGCAAACTGGTATGAAGAAAGACTTTTAAAATTTATGGAGGGTAACAA